GCCTACAATTATGGCCGCAACGTCCTCAAGGGCAGCGCACTGGGCGCAGCTGTCGGAGCTGGCGAAGGCAACAATTTCGACGAGCGCCTGTCCGGTGCCAAAATGGGCGGCGTCTTGGGTGGCGGGTTTGCTGCCGGGCTTCCGATCGCTGCCGCCGTTGGCGGCTTTGGCGCCCGCATCATGCAAGCGCCCCGGCTGCGGGCAGCCGACACCATGGCGGCTGATCAGGTGTCGAAGGCTGCGGCAGACAGCGGCCAGACGCTCGATCAGGTCTTGCAGAAGATGCGGGACGCGCACGCCGCCGGGCAGACCGACTACACGCTGGCTGACGCGATCGGCAAGGAAGGCGAGCGCAAGCTGGCGGCGCAAGGCAAGATACCGGGACCGGCGCGAGAACGCATCACTGAGGTTCTAGGCACACGCGACCTCAACATGCCGTACCGCGTTGGCGGCGAGGTAGGCAAGGCACTAGGCACGCAAGAAACTGCGGCAGCCGCCACTGACAGGCTGATGGGTCAGGCGCAGAAGGAGAGCGCACCGTTCTACAAAGCGGCGGAGCAGAAGGGGCCTGTTTGGAATAATGTTATGGAGGACATTTTCAGCACGCCAGAGGCGAAGGCTGGCTTGCGAGAAGGTGTCAATATCCAGCGCATCAGGAACGCCGGTACCGATACTCCGTTCAATCCGACTGACGCAGCCATCACCGGGTTTAACGAGGCTGGTGACCCGATCATCAGCGGCGTACCCAACATGAAAACCATCAATACGATGAAGATCGGTCTCGATGGTCTGATTGATGCGGAGACCGACAAGATCACTGGCCGCATGACCAACCGTGGTGCCGCGCTCGTTGGCATGAAGAACCGGCTGCTCGATCAGGTCGATACGATGAACCCTGACTACGCTGCTGCCCGGCAGATTTTTCGCGGGCCTATGGAGGTCAAGGACGCCGTGCAGCAAGGGCGCGACATGGCGTCTCGAGGCCGCTATCAGGACACGGTCCCGGCTTTTCATGGACTGCCTGAAGCGGAGCAGCAGGGCGTCCGCATCGGCTACGCCGACAAGGTGCTGGGGCAGCTCGAGCAGAGTGGAAACCTGCCAACCATCCTGCGTGAGAAATCAGTGAAAGGCAGCAACGAGCTGGCGAACCTGTCGCTGTACCAAGGCCCGCAGATGCCGGGACGCCCGGACCAGATGCGCCAGTTTCTCAACCGCGAAGAAGAAATGCAGCGCACGTCGAAGGCGGCGCTGGGCGGCTCGTCCACGGCGGAGAACCTTGCCGACATCACATCGGCGCCCGGCGGTGGCGAAGCTGTCGGCATGATCACGAGTGCCGCCGGACATAGTCCGGGCGGCTTCATAAAAAATGCCACCGAGTTTCTGCTGCGTGCATCAAAGGGCGAGAGCGAGAAGCAGCGTGATGCGATCGCCAAGATGTTGCTGACAAGAGAGCCTGACGCCACGGCAAACGTGATAAACCAACTCGCTGACTACAACTTGCGTCGGCGGGGGGTAAATCCTTGGACCGGCCAGTACCGGTTTCCTGAAGGGCAGTAGGGGGTTTCATGCCTCGCGACGGTTCAAACGTCTATCATCTACCGCCCGGCACGCTGGGCATTCCCGATACGACGATCGAGAGCAACAAATACAACGCATTCGTGCTCGACGCCCAGCAGGAAGCAAACCTTCCGCGCCCCATCGTGGCTGGCGGCACCGGCGCAACCAGCGCCGATGGCGCTCTGGTAAGTCTTGGTGCAGAAAAATCATCGCAAGCCGTCACCAATTACGACAGCCAAGTGTGGTGGCCGGGGTCGTTCTATTCAGCTGCTGGCGCAACCAGTGCGCCAGTTGCCGGGCACGCTTTTGTAGGCTGGGTGGTTTCTTCCGATGCTCTGGTCACGCCACCGGCAAACCTGAACGTCGTCGTTCACGCCCGAGATCAGAACGACGTTGTGCTGCCCGGCAAGTTGTATGTTCGCGAAAAGAAGGCGGGCATATGGGGAACGTGGAACATAGACGGCACCGGCCTGTCGGGTTCAACACCTCCGGTAAACCCGGCTGACAACACACTGTGGTGGGACAGCGTCGGCGGCGAACTCTACATCTATTACAACGACGGAAACTCAAAGCAGTGGGTGATCGCCTCCCCGCAAGCTGACGTTAATCATTTTCTGCTCAAGGACGGCGACACCATGACCGGGCCGCTGCTCATGCAGGGCAAGCTGACGCTGCACGCAGACCCTGCGGCAACGCTGGAGGCGGCCACCAAGCAGTACGTTGATGCCCAGATAACGGCTGGTATTGGGTCTATTACGGTATTCCCGCCCGGCACTCACATGATTTTTTTTCAGAATAACGCACCTGTCGGGTGGACAAAAAGAACAGACTGGAATGATTTTGCTTTGCGCGTAGTCAGTGGAAATCAGGCACATAATGGCGGCGGCTACGGCTTATCAGGATTAGCCGGACAGAACACTGTCGGCTATCACGCCGTTACGGTTGCAGAGATGCCGTCTCATGCCCACTCGGCAGCTATTTACGATCCGGGGCATTCGCATTTATTAAACGGGGCCGGTACGGTTACCGTTGGCACGCCTATTGGCCAATGCCCGGCTTCAAGCGGAAACCCACAATGTGGCCCCATGTCATTGGGCGTCAGTCCCGCTGCAACCGGAGTGCGTGTGTGGGACGGAGCAAACTTCGATGCGACATACGCCGCTGGCGGAAACAATGGACATACCCACTCGATAAATCTCAATATAAATTATCTTGACGTAATCATAGCGTACAAAAACTAATGACGCAGATCCCGCACGCAAACAAAGGCCTCACCTGTCCGCTGCACAAGCAGGACATGAGCAAGGTCTGCCACAAGTGTCCGTTGTGGATACAGGTGCGTGGAAAAAATCCGCAGGGCACAGACACCATCGATCAATGGAATTGTGCGCTCGCGTGGCTGCCTGTCATGCTGGTTGAGAACAGCCAGACGCAGCGGCAGACCGGCGCCGCAGTTGAAAGTTTTCGCAACGAAATGGTCAAGGCAAATGCGGTATCCACCCAATTGTTTTTAGAGGAGCGCCGCAATGGCCACGCTCGACTTTCCAAATAATCCGATCATTGGCGACCTTTACCCGCAACCTCCGGTGCCGGGGCAGCCGGTCTATACTTGGGACGGCCTCAAGTGGACGACATTCACGTTACCTATCGGCGGCGGCATGGGGCTGTCAAACGTACCTCCATTAATGAATGGGACGGCGGCTCCCGGCACATCCACCGTAGGCTCACGCGACGACCACATTCACCCATCAGACAGCAGCCGCGTTGCCAAGGGCGGCGACACCATGACCGGGCTGCTGGTGCTGGCGGCTGACCCGTCTGTCGCGCTGGGGGCGGCCACCAAGCAGTACGCTGATGGCGTCATTTCCGGCGCTCTCACCGGCAAGGTAAATCGCGCTGGCGATACCATGACCGGGCCTCTGCTCATGGCGGCGGACCCTGTCGCAAGTCTTGGCACAGCTACCAAGCAATACGTTGACGGAGGATTGGGCGGAAAAATCGCCAAGGCTGGCGACACCATGATTGGTGCGCTGATCTTATCGGCAGATCCCACCGCCGGATTTGGAGCGGCGACAAAACAATACGCCGACAGCGTAGGCACCAGCAAGGTCAGCAAGGGCGGCGACACCATGACCGGGCCGCTGCTGTTAAACGGAGATCCGTCAGCTGTGCTGGGGGCCGCCACTAAGCAGTACGTTGACAATAAAGTAGCCACCGGCGGTGGCGGTGGCGGTGGCGCATCGGTTCTGATTGCAGACACGGCGCCAACAGCACCCGACAATTCATTATGGTGGGAGAGCGACACCGGCATACTTTTCATTCGCTACAATGACGGAACATCTACGCAGTGGGTGACGACGTATCCGGCGATCGATAGTTCTGCCTACGCGCTCAACAGTACCGTTGTGCGCTATGACATTTCGCAATCCTTAACAGCGCCGCAGCAGCAACAGGCGCGGCAAAACATTTACGCCGCCCCGTTCGATGCGATGGCGTATTCAGGATTGCAGATCAACGGCGGGATGGATGTCAGTCAAGAATTTATAGCCGGAACAGGTATAGTCGCGTCAGGTTATGTTTGCGACGGTTGGATTTATAACTTTTCTACAACGGGTACAGGACCGGCGAATGTTTTTAGTTCTGGCCTTCCCGGCACTCCCTTTGCAATAGTAGCAAAAACAACAACGCCTCAAGCAACTATTACTGGAACACAAACTCATAGTTTTTTTCAACCAATTGAAGGCTATCGCTGTGCGCGGTTAGCGTGGGGCACGACGAGCGCACAGCCAATCACGATTGGCTTTTGGACTGCTCATACTCGCACTGGCATTTATAGTGTTTCTGTTCGCAATAATGGCGACAGCCGCTCATACGCTACGACCTATACTCAAAATGTGTCTGATGCTTGGGAATATAAAACCGTTACTATTCCGGGCGATGTGTCTGGAACGTGGGCAAAAGACAATACCGTTGGAATGCGAATACAATTTGCAAATGCCTGTGGGCCAACCTACACAGCACCAGCGGCAAATGTTTGGACTGCCGGTATTTATGTTGCCGCCCCCGGTCAAGTAAACGGCGTTGCCGCAACAACTGATAATTTTCGCATCACCGGCGTCACCGTCCTTCCCGGCACCCAAGCTCCCACCGCCGCACAGTCACCGAATGTCATGCGGCCTTACGATCAGGAGTTGGTGACGTGTAAGCGGTATTTTCAAAAAATGACTTGCGTTGTCGATGTGGCAGTTGCCGGTCAGTCAATTTTTTTAGCGCCTGAAATGAGAGTTATACCAACTTTTACCGGCGGCGGTACGGGGTTCACTATCAACGGCCCAAGCGCAATTAGCCCGTTTGTATATCAGGCAACACGCGCTTTAACGACCCTGACTATGGACGCGAGGCTCTAATGGCAGACTATCAACTCACACAAAGCGACATCGTCATCCGCACAGCCGATCAGGCGTTCATTCCCAATGATCCCGCCAATCGCGACCGTGC